CAGATGAACCCGAAACATATGAAAAGCCTGGGTAGAAGGATGCAACGGTCGATTCAAAAAGCTTTGGATATAGGGATGGAGCTTTTGAGGAGTGAAGCTGCAGCTATTAAAAGTGAGAGTCAAGATATTGTTCCCTATAAGACCGGCAATTTGCATGACAGCGCCCATTTTAGAGTACGTCGCCAGAAGTTCGGCGTAACAGCTGACATATGGTACGACACAAACAAGGCTAAGTATGCATGGGCAGTACATGAAAATCAGTATAAGGTAACATTCAGGAATGATAAAAAAGAAAAGTTTTTAGAAATACCGATTAGAGAACATGAAGCGGAGATGGATGATATTTGGGCATACGCTTTTAGGAATGTGTATAAGTAATGGCTTTTTTAGAAGATATCAGCCTTCGTCTTGAAAATCAAGGACGGGGAACACGAGGGACTAACATTTTTATCGGTCTAGAACCAGATGCACCTGATAACGCTATTACTGTGTGGGAAACCATGGGACGCGAGCCCTATAATACAATGGGTCCATCGGGAACGGCACCCTATGTGAAACGTCCTAATTTTTCGGTGGGAGTACGGAATACCAGTTACGCGAGTGCGAAAACATTAGCTGATCAGATATTTACTGATCTTCATTGGTTTACTGGAACGATTGATTCGACTTCGTATCTATTGATACGGGCTCTAAACCAACCGTATTCAAAGGGTGTGGATGAAAATAAGCGAGCGCAATTACAATGCAATTTTAGAGTGTGGAAGGTATGAGAAATACGAAAATGTTGAAGCATCAGCTGATGGCATTACAAGCTAATTGCGCTTCAACTGTACAAAATATTCAATCAATCATTGCAATGATTGATCAAGATGTAGAAGAACATAAATCTGCACAAGTTAATAGCGAATGCCAGCATCCACATCAGTTTTTACAAGACATACGTACCATGGGAAATACTCATAGATTCTTTTGCACTAAATGTAAACAAAAAATAGAAGTTGAAGATAATACTTTACTCGAGATGGCAAATCAAGGGAGTATTTAATGGCTATTCAAGGATTGATGGATGCTCGTATATTTTTGGGTGGTTATGAATACACGAGTTATTCAAATTCATTAACCACTGAGTACGGTGCAGAGATGCTGGATGTAACGGTGTTTGGAAAAGATACTCGAATAAACAGAAGTGGTTTACGGACTTTTTCTTTTACTGTAAGCGGATTCCGAGACGACGGTGCGGCAACCCCATTTGGTGATTCAGGTGGAACTGTATATTCTCGAATTGGAGCGACACGGGAAGTTTTTTCATTTGCTCCAGTAGGCACCACAGACGGTCAACGGTCCTATACCATTCGAGGTGTCAACGGCACCTATACTCCATTATCGGGATCAGTTGGTGATTTACTTCCATTTGAGCTATCAGGTACAACTGCGCATTCTGAATTGATTAAAGGTGTTGTTGAAGGCGTAGGAACCAAGACATCAACAGCCAATAGCACCGGGACACAGATTGGTGCATTGTCTGCTACGCAAACTCTATATGCAGGATTACATGTCATTGCGTATGGAGGAACATCCCCTACATTGGATGCAAAAGTCCAAAGCGATGATAATGGAGCTTTTTCTTCAGCCACTGATCGCATTACGTTTACTCAAAATACTGGAAGCCTTGAGGCACAATGGGGTTCGGTCAATGGAGCAGTCACTGATGATTATTGGCGAACTGTGATGACTATCGGTGGGACTGGTCCCACATTTACGTTGTATATAACTTTGGGAATCGGGAATTTGGCTATTTCATAAGGAGGCGAGGGCAATGGCAACTTTTGTGTATACCGATGCATCAGTCACAGTTAACACAGTCGATTTGAGCGACCATGTAAAATCATGTACTCTCAACTATGAAGCCGAAATGTTGGACGATACGGTCATGGGTGACACGACTCGATCCAATATTGCGGGTCTGTTGAATTGGTCGCTCGATGTTGAGTTTCTCCAAGATTTTGCGGCAGCGAAAGTTGACGCAACCTTGTTTGCTCTTATTGGGTCTGCTGCGTTTACTGTGATAGTCAAGCCAACGAGCGGATCAGTCAGCGCAACCAACCCTTCGTTTACTGGTAGTGCGGTGTTGGAGTCTTATCCACCTATGTCGGGAGCCGTTGGGGATCTGGAAACAGCTAGCGCGACGTTCCGGTCAGCCGGTACGTTGGCACGAGCTACGTCGTAATTTTCAACCACCATGGACAAGGGATGTTGCCATAACATCCCTTGTCCGCATCATCCGTGACGCTCGTCGCCTAGGCCTCCGTCACAGGATATAGAAGGAGATCGTGATGTCAAATCTAAAATCCATTAAATTTACAGAGTTTGTCGAAAAGGGAATTGAAACTAACCCTCGACGCCTTCGATTCGATTTCAATGCCTTGGCTGATTTTGAGCAAATCAATGGCATGGGATTGGGCCAGCTGTTGTCGATGAAAGCCGTCTTTGGGACAACACGAGCTATGTTATGGGCTGGATGCAAATGGGATGATTCATCCCTAACGCTTGAAAAGGCCGGAGATTTACTGGGTGAGTACATTCGTAGCGGCGGTGGAATCGATACGGTACTGGGAAAATGTTTTCAAGCTGCTATTGACCAAGGGGCTATTGGTACAACCCCAAAAGATGAAAGCGATGATGACTCGGGAAACGAATCCCCGTCCACTCAGAAGGCGTTGAAAGAGGTCTCCAAACCTGGACCGAGTGGATCAAAGAAGCCAAAGTCATAGCTTTTGGCCCACTCGAATTAAAGCACGATGAGCTGTACGCCATGACTCCTCGCGAATATTCAGAATTGGGAGAAGGATGGAATTGGCGCTATAAGCTCCAAGAAGAAAGAGAAGCTAAATATGTAGCGATTTTAGCCAATGCGTCTGGCCATTTGAAAAAGAAATTAAGAATGGAAGATGTACTTGGTCGAAATACTATGGCACAAAAGAAAGAAATTACCGAACGTCGTAAAGTTTTAGCCGAACGAAAACGACAAGAAAAAGAAGAAAAAGAATAATGGCTACTGTTGAAACGCTTATCGCTAAGCTTAACCTCGATTCCCGTAATTTTGCACAGGGCCTTAAAGGTACACAAAAATCCTTGGAACGCTGGGGAACCAAGATGTTTTTTGTGGGGTCTCGTATTACTGCAGGTATTACGCTGCCACTAGGTGCTTTAGCGAGATCAGCGGTAAAGGCGGGTGCGGAATTTGACCAAGCGATGACGGAATCGCTGGCCATTATGAACAATATCAATCCGCAAATTCGCGCCAGTATGGAGCGAACAGCGAAAAAGATTGCTCTATCAACAAAATTCAGTTCTAAAGAAGCTGCAGAAGCATATTACTTCCTTGCTTCATCTGGATTGGATGCCGCTGAATCAATGAAGGCTTTACCAGTGGCAGCAAAATTCGCACAAGCTGGTGTTATCGGGTTAGAAAAAGCGACTGAATTGCTGTCCGATGCATATATTTCTTTGGGGTTAAGAATAAAAGACGATGCCGTTGGCAATATGCGACAGATGCAGCGTGTGGCTGACGTATTGACTGAGGCCAATAACTTGGCTCAGGGGTCCATTTTAGAGTTTGCTGAAGCTTTGACAAATCGTGCTGCTGTTGCGATGAAGACGTTCGGTATTTCAGTTGAAGAAGGCGTTGCGGTTTTGGCGGCTTTTGCAGAACGTGGAATCAAGGGTAAAAAGGCCGGACAGCAATTCTTTATTGTTGTGCGTGACTTGCAACGAGCCTTCCAAAAACTTCCTGGGGTGTGGAATGAAGTACTTGGACCGGGGTCAGTTTTTGATGAAAGTACTGGAACGTTTAAAAATCTGGCCGACATTATCGAAGTTCTAGAAAATAAACTCGAAGGTATGTCGGATGCAGGAAAGAAATCTACTCTCTCAATGTTGGGTTTCCAAGAACGATCTTTGCAAGCCACATTGGCGATTGTCGGAGCCAGTGGAGATATTCGAGATTTCGAATTAGCGTTCATTAAGGCAGGAGGTGTTGTTGATCGAGTTGCTAATCTGCAAATGATGTCATTTACTAATCAAATGCACATCGTTACTGAACGTATGACTCAAGTAAAAATAGCTATATTTGATACGTTCAGGCCAGCGTTTGAGGAAGTTTTACTTCCTCTCTTGATGAAAGGCATTGGTCATCTAGAAAGACTTGTCGAATGGTTTGGTACGTTATCGAATAAAACTAAAGCCAATATTTTAGTATTCGCTGGTTTGGTCGCAGCTATGGGTCCAGCGTTAGCTATACTGGGATCATTTGTGTTGATGATTCAGGGATTGATTCCTGTTGTAATAGCTGCAAAGGTTGTACTTTCTCCCTTTATCACAAGTTTAGGGGCGATAAAATCTCTTTTGTTCACCGGATTCAAGGCAGGGGGAATGTTCACATCGTTGGCTAATTTTGGAGCCGGTTTGGGATTGCTATGGGGTCCAATGCTTGCAGTAGCTGCAGGGCTTGGCGCTCTGGCGGCTGGGTGGCTGTTGTGGAAAAAAGTTTTTAAAAAGCCAGAAAAGAATATTTTAGAATATGCTGATGCATTAGATATTACAACTGACTCATTAGAGAATGCTTTACAGAAATTTAAAGAATTGAATAATGTTGGTCCTTTAACTACAGATCAAACTAGAGAATTAGCGTTAGCTGAAGTGACGCTTGCTAATGCATTGGGTCTCAGTGTCGAATCTATGCAATCGCAAGTAGATATGGGTGACACTGTTCTC